TCTACCGAAAGCACCAACGGCCCTTTTTGTTGATCCACGTGCTTCAATCGACTTGCAAAAATGCGTTTCCGGGACAATCTCAGCATCCTGCGTTGGGGCTTGGATAGTCAATACCTGACTTTGATGCTTTTTTTCAGTGCATCCGGCACCCGCAAGCGCAGGGACAATCAACAAACACAAAATTAGGTTTGCCGCTGGCTTCATATTCCCTTTGACAAAAATGTAATAAACCAGGGTAAGCATTGAAACGCCTGCTGTAATAATACTGCCCCAATTCCCGGTCTGTATTGCATTTACAAGATCGTGCAAGGCGGGCACCAAGTCGGCAGCCTTTGGAAGAAGCGCCGCAACAAACGCGGTTAAGTACGTCCAGTTGTTCGGGTCACCAATCCAGCTTTTCCCAGTGGTAAGTTTGGCATTTTTGTACCAATTTCGGAAACCGACAAAAGCGGCAATGATTCCGGAAATAACGCCTGCAATTTGTGCCGCCAATTCATCCGACATGCCGCCGAAAATTGAGGCCACAAGCAAAATGGCGACTGCGTAGAAGTTTGTCCCAAGCAGGGACTTTTGAAATTGATTCTGCATAGTTTTGAATTATGGTTAATAATTTATCGGATCGCTTGCCCGCGTTAAAACAGGCATACGTCTCCGAGTTTGTAAATTCATGATACTGTCAATGCGGTACGATGCACTCCAAAACTGCAAATGCTGATCGTTAAGGCTAAAAATTGCCGCGTTTAGCTTTTCTTCAACAACTAAAGGGCATTCTGCCTTTTTATTCCCTGAAACATGCCCGCATGTAAATTGCAGTGCGAGCATGATAAACACAGTTGTAATCGTCAATCGTTTCATTTTCTGCGATTTTTAATAAGGCTTGCCTCAATTTCAAGCAGCCTGTTTTTGTAAATTTCGACCTGTTCGCGGATTTCGTTCGCTTTTTCAATGGCCATTTGGCGCTCTCTTTGGTTCATCCTTTCACCCATCGCTGCAAGCTCGTCATCCTTTTTATTGATGACGGTCTGCTGATAAATAATTGCAAGAACCATTATTGACATTATAGTTGCCACGGTGTTGCGAACAAACTCCCGGCTCAGATCCTTTAAACTTGTCATGAAGCGATTTTTCGATTAAATAAATTACATTATCCATTTTGTACCGTAATTCCAAATAATTGGAACAATTGCCCTCCAAAAAGCCAGCCCAAACAAAAGCGCAGCCGATACGCCAACCACCCACTTGTGCGCAGCCTCCAGGCTTTGCCAGTAGTCGCACACAAAGTCCCATCCTGCCCAGACTAGGGCAATCAGGAGAGCAAATAGCGCAGTGATAGTCTCTTTTGTTCCCATTATTGATTATCCTATAGCAATCCACTCAATTACGCTGCCAGACTTGGCTACAATTGCACTTCCGGCTACTTCGCTAGCGAATCGCACTACTAGAGTTCCATTTGCACTAGGCGTTAATTCGCCTTGAAGAATGGCGATATTACCAGCGGTTGCCGCACTACTTGTGTTTGCCGCCGCTGGCAAATCAAAGGCAGTTAGTCCGTGGTTTGTTGTTTCCGATGTAGTAGATAAGCTGTATTTTGAGGTATAGACTATTGTGCCTGAGGCCGGTCCATTAATGCTCCATCTGCTGCCCGTTCCGGTTGCGGCCGATGTGTACCAAATGAATGCCCTAAAAAAGTACCTTGTTCCGGCAGTCACGGCAAAAGATAGTCCGGTTACATCCGAAATAGTGTTTGCCACCGCGTTGTTGTTTGTCACGTCAGACGCTAAAACAACCATGTTCCAGTCGCTTGAAACCGGAGCGTTACCTTGGTTCAAACTTGTTTTTACCGATCCCGAATTGGATAAAACACGCCAGCCAGATTCGCTGTACTCCATTTTCTCACCAACTCCAAGGGTGAAGGTTGCAAGCGTGTAAAGTGTCGAATTTTCGTTGTACAGTACTGTTACGACTTGGGAAGAAGTGTCCGTGTTGTGTATACTGATACTATCCACACCTCTCTGAGTATTTGCAGCTGGGGCCGAAACTAAGTCTACGGCTGTCGTATTGTTTGTGCTGGTGATCCCACGACCAGGAACAAGGGTAGAGCCAGACTTTGTATCCCTGAAAGAAGCATAACAAGGCAGGTGATTTGCAGTTACACTTCCACCAAGTATAACCTGTATTTTGTCTGTGGTGCTTGCCAGAATTATCATATTTTAAAGAAATTTACAGCCATTGATGTTGACGGCCCTATCACCGGACCGATTTTAAGCGCCATTCTTTCGCCAAAGCAAACAGCCAACTCTTGCGTTGTGCTTGGCGGAAATTGTGTAGATAATCCAGGCGTATCCGAATGATATAAAACCGCCCCCGGCGTAGCCTCTATTTGCACGGGGCGATCTCCGTCTACAAAAACCTGAGTCAAGTCGCCTTCCAACCCGCCTGTTGTGGTAAATCCTGTTGCGTACTTGTCAGGCATCGAAGAGTAATACACTAGGCCATCATCCGGGCTTATGTGTACAAATGATTGTGGTTCAATGTCCTCTCCAAGTGTTGCGGTTACTATATTCATTTTTTCTTTTTTGTGTTGGGCGCTCGTTTTTACGCGAGCGCCCATTTTTCACTTAGTCGTTTACGACCTCCAGGCCAAAGCGGGCGGTGCCGTCTCCAAAGTCAGCCAAGAACGCTGGCAGTGGTTCAACCTTCAGAATCCAGCGAGGCGTTGGCGTCATTGTACGGGTCATGCCAAAAGAGATATTCCCATCAATTTCACCAGTGAATACGCCAGGGCCATTTGCGCCGTGGTTCTTCATCCATTCTCCGGTTGCTTCTGGAAGTGCTGTGAGTGCGGCGTCTGCCTGCGCTACGGTAATGCCGGACTTTGCGGCCAAAATGATTGCGAGTTGTGCTTTGTTTGCCATTATAAAACTTGTTTTGAATTACTGTTTGCGCTCAATGATACCCTCCACATTGTAGGTACATCCGGTGAATGTCCCGGACGTTTTAATAGTGATTGAGGTACTTGCCTTGCACCTTAGGTGTATTGTTTGCCCTGTGTATGGGAGTGCTCCAAACGCGCTGTTTACCGATGCGCGAAACGAAGAGTTTAGGGTGAATGAAAGTACCAGGTTTCGCGCCGTATTGCTTTCATCCGTGTAATCCACCGACACGGTGAAATTCTCAGACCCGGACGTTGTAACCAGCACATTGGCCGATACCATATATGTTGCGTCGGCGCCTCCAACCGTGACGGTTGCCACACTTGAAACTGCTGCCGTTTGCGCGGTTGATCTGCCATGTGTAACCAAATGCCCGCCATTTCCAAAAGGCAATACGCCCGTTATTGAATTTGAGTTTGCAAGATCCAAAGCCCCGAACGCAAATGTGTTTGATCCGGTGCATCTGGGTATTTGCCCTGTTGTCGTACTAGTAATGGCCGTGAACGCAGATGCGCTTCCAAGCAGTAGCCCTGTAAGCGTTGACCCTGTACCAGTGCCTCCCTGGCCAACGGTGACGGGCGAGGCGTTTGTCAGAATTAAGCTGGAAGAGTTTGGAAGGGTGAATGTTTTAAGCGAGCTGCTTGGCCCCGTAAACGCCACGAAAGCATTTCCAAGGCTGTGCGTCCTTACGTCAGAGAAGCGGGCAACCCATGACTTAACCGGGTCAAAAACAAGCAAGCGGGATGTGTCCGCAAGGGTTTGTGCTTGCGCAAACGCAGATAGACTGCATAAGCAAAAAAATAATATGTTTTTTTTCATGCTTATTACCGTAAAATATTCCAATATGATCCACTCTCACATTGGCAGGTTGTGCTGTTGCCTTGTCCAAAATAACTTTTGGTTGTGGCTCCATCATAGAAAGTTTCCGACGCAGATGGGTCCAGGATAAAGGCAAATGCGTCTGTACCCTTTTTCATGAATCGGTATGTCCAACCGTCTCTTGTTGCATTGCAGGTAGGCAAAGTTAGGGTAATATCCCCAGTCAATGTACCAACATAAGTAACAAAGTCCGTTTCTGCAATGGTTGCGTTTGCGGTAACAGTCCGGTAATCGGTATCAAGTACGCCCTTTTGGTTTACTGCTGCTACTGAAGCTGTGGCCGTTGCCGATACGCCAGCGCTTGCGGTTGCAAGGCCTGAAACAGTCACGGCACCACTGAATGTTTTTGCCCCGGCAAATGTTTGGGTACCTGTGGATACCGTGCCACGGAATGAGGCATCTGCATCTGGTATATTGAACTCAAGCGTAGATCCATTCCTTGCGACACTAATTGCAGCGCTAACATTTGTGATAACAGGCTGTGCGTAAATATTTGCAGATCCATTTGAAATGAAAATATATCCGCTTGTGCCAACTGCTGTAAGCCCGGTGCCTCCGTTGCCAACTGGCAATGTTCCCGTGACGCCTCCGCTCAATGGTAGTCCGGTTGCGTTGGTCAATACAAGCGTGGAAGGGGTGCCAAGATTCGGCGTTGTAAGCGTTGGAGATCCGGCCCGAACCGGAGCGCCTGTTCCCGTAGCTGTTGTCCATACCGGAAGAGCGGACGCACCACCACCAACAAGAATTTCTGTGGTAGCTCCAGCTGCAAGTGTTTGGTGAGCACCTGTTGCTGTTGTTCCGGCTGCAAGTAGTCCGTACGCCGTTGTCGATGTGTTCCGTCCTGTACCACCTTGAGCAACTGTAACGACTGCATTGTCGGTTAGGATTGTTGCGCTTGCATTTGGTAGGGTAAATGTTTTTTCAGCCGTAGCGGGCCCGGTAAATTTAGTGAAACCGTTTCCTGTGCCACCAAAGTTGCTGGCAATAATATTTGTAACATCCGCCGATCCATTAAATGTGCCGCCGTGTATGCTTCTGGATGTTGTAAGCGTTGCAGCCGACCCCGTAGTATTCTGGTTTAGTGTCGGGAAATCTCCCGCAACCGCAATGGAAAGGGTGCCTGTTCCTGTTGTGCTTTTCAAAATACCAGTTCCAAGCGCAGATGTTCCGGCGCTGTAATCGGTGCCAGCCGTGCCAGCACTTAAGGCAGCGCCATTGCCCTTCAACATGCCTGTGATTGAAGTAGTAAGCGTAATTGCGGGCGTACTGGTTGGGTTGGCCACAGTGCCGGCGAATCCGTTGGCAGAAACTACCGAAACGCTTGAAACCGTGCCACCGCCGCTAAAATAGGCAGCTACATAGTTTTTGAATGCGCCGGCTGTTGAAACAAAAGATGTGTCGCCTTGCTCAAATTTCATCTTTGCCCCGCCCCAAATTGTGGGCTGAGCGGCTAGTGTCCCGGCAAAAAGAATGAGTGAAAATAAAAGGATCTTTTTCATGCAATGTTAGAAGTTGTCAAAAAACCAAACACCAACCCCGCTGGAAAATCGGCAGGTACAATCAATGCTCAGTTTCCCGTATGATATTTTGACGGTAGACCCGTCATAAAAAAGTTGGCTTCCGGACGGGTCAATTGTTACGCTAAAATTATCAGTTCCATTCCTGATAAATTTAAAGTGTTTCATATCTGTGGTTGCATCACAAGTGGGCAGGCCCATTGTGATGTTTGCTCCTGCTGTTCCGATCAATATTTCATTAACGGAAGTCGTAATGGTTGACCCGCTTGTGACAAAAATATAAGGGTTTCCCCAGCTTGGAATCCAAGAAGTTCCACTCCATTCAAGAACCTTCGGCGCCACCGCTGACTGCTGCGCAATTTTTAGCGGGGTTGGAGCCGTTCCATCGCCCGAAAGCGTTGCATCTGTGACTACCGATCCACCACCGCCGCCCGATCCACCTACTACCTGCCATGCCGAACCGTTCCATTTGTATAGAATTGGGTTTTGCGTGCACTGATTTATTGCCAAGTCGCTTTGGTGCTTGCTAGGTGTGTAAAGCGGGGCGGCACATCCAATAACTTGATCCGGTGCCTTTTCCTGCTTTGTCCAGGTAGTGCCAACATTCCAAATCCAGTAGTGCATGGTTGATGTATCCAGAACGGTACGGCAACCCCTTGCGCCAGGGTTGAAACTTGGAGGCCCGGCGGTTACGCACTCACCAACCGTAAATAAATTGGATTGGCAAAAGGCAGACACACTGCATGTCAAAAAAACAAGTATGATTATATTTTTCATCATGGCGTGTATGTTATTGCCTTTACCCCTTGCGGCGCCTCCGTACTGCCTTGTGCGAAAACAAATTCCTTTCCAGCTCCTAAAGCATTAAATGCGGCCTCATTGGTAAGGAATGGCAAAAGCGATGCGTTGTACAGGTTCGCCAAAGCCGTGAACTGAGCAAGCGTTACAAGACCTGAATCCCCTGGTACTCCTATTGGAATAAGAAGATTCACATCACCTTCCGGGCAAACGTTGTAATCACAATCGCTTACCGTTAAAAAGGCGTTTTCCCCCTCTATCCTGATAGTGGTATCTGCTCCCATTATTCAACAAGGAAAGTAAAGTTTAGAATGGGAATAACTGCCCCGTTTGAAACCCGTGTCCAAATCAAAGTACCTGTGTAGTATCCTGATGCCGTTGTGGTTGGAGGCCCAACGGCTATATTCAGCTTATTTGGACTAACAATTGAAAGCCCAACACCAAGGATGAGTGTAGTAACCAAAGAGCCAGAATCATCCAAAATTTTAAGCTCAAAATCATCTGCTGTTATGTTGATAGCAGCCTCTAGGCCATCCTTAAAAACAGCAGTTTTTACGTAAGTGTAACCGGCCAACATGCCGCACCACTCCCAAAGCGGCGCCTTGAAATTGGTGTTAATATTAAGTTGACAGGTATTGCTCATTTTGCGCTTAGTTTACCTCCTCAATGTTTAGATTGAAGTTTGGAATTGTCAAAATATCGGTGCCAGTGTGGGTGGAAGGGAAAAACATAAACCGAACCAATGCCCCAGGTGCAAGTGTAATCAGTGCTGTACCGCCAACCGTTTCGTTTTCAGTGGTTAGTGTCGTTGTTTGCCTGAAAGCAGTTCTCGCGTTTTGTATGCCGACTTACTTGCAAGTGCCTCCCAGCGTGCCGTTAAACGGTTGTAACGGTATAGGCTGCTGAAATTTGTGGAGTATTGCAGTTGGCTTTCGGCAACCTTTGGGTTACCAGTTGGCGCTGGCTTACTGTATGGAATCATACCCCATCGCTGGATTGTTTGGGCTTCAGCCGTGAAAAATGCGAGGGCAAAAAATGCCAGAAAAAGTATCTTTTTCATCCTTGAAAAATTTTTAGTGAATTTTTATTTTTTAGGCGGGCTTGTTGCCAGTTTTGGACTGTCAAAAAAAGGCTTTGAGGCTTTTATTGCTGCCTCTATTTGTTTCGCCGACTGCTCAATTCGTTGTTGCAATGCCCGTTGTTCAAGGGCTGTTTTTTCAGCTTCTTTTGCCTTTGTGTCAGCGTCTTGCGCCTGCTTTCGCAGGTAATCAATAAACCCAATAGCGTCCGTGTATGACCTAAACAGCTGTGATGTTTGAGAAATAGATGGCCGTGGAGATTCAGGAGAAACGGCTGATTTCGCAGTCTCAATCAGAAAGAAAGAATCCTGACTAATCGTATCAACTGTGTAGGATACGGTTTGGGCATTAAGCCCCGAAAAACAAAGCGCAAACAGCGCAATTCCAAAAAGTCTTTTCATGTTTAAGCAAATTAAATGATTGTAAATGTTACCGCTGAATTGTCAGCAATGGCCTCTAGCCAGTCTTTTACGCATTGGTTTACGGCTGAAAAAAACTTGGCTGTGTCACCTGTTCCGGTGCCAGTCTTTGCATCTACGGTTGCCTTGTCAAAGACTACCGTAATCTCATTTACAACGATAGTTGTGGATGGCGCTGTAATGGATAGCCGACACGCGACTTGCTCTAGTATTGGGTTGTATGCAGGGCTTACATATATCGTTGGACTTGCAAACGATTGAAGCGCCCCAGCCTCCAGGTACACACGACCCGAAGATGTTATTTGGGCAGATGCGCAAAATGATGCGGATAAAAATGCAATTAAAAAAAATATCTTTTTCATGTTAGTATCCATTTATTTGGAACGTGAAAGCGTATTCGCTTGATGCCGCAAGCGTACCGTTTGCCTTGAAAATAAAGTTGTTGGTTATGCTTTGGGAAATCTTAAACTTGCTTATGTCGGTCGCTGCATTATTGCCCGCCGCTGCGCTTGCCCCATCACAACCAGCCGAAAAAGTAACCCCCGTTTTATTTGGGAAAGAAAGCGGATAAGTGATTGTAAAAATATCCCCATTGGCAGTAGGCGCGGTGCCGGTCGTGAACCGAACCATGACCATGTTATTGGTGCCTACAATTGTCGTGAGCGTAGGCCCGGTTCCGGCTCCGGTTCCAAACGTCAGGTTTCCAGCTACATAAAGGTTACCCTCCCCGATAAACTCTTCCAATCTAGCCCGTCCCTTTACGGTAAGTGGGAATACAGGAAAGTCTATGTTTATCCCGGTGTTCCCAAGCCCCGCATTGTCTCGAACGCAAATACCCATATTTGCGTTTGCGCCCGGCGTTGCCGCATTTGGGGTCATCTTAAGTCGGTCATCGGTATTATCAATGCCGATTGCATGGGTCATTGCTCCTGCAACTGTAAACTGAACAACTGCATCTCCAGACAATGCGCCTCCGGAAGACAATGTTAATAGCGTATGGTTTGCCGCGTTGCTGTTATTGCTATTTGCAACCTCAGCAATCATGTTTCCGTTGATATTTCCAGAGCAACGTAGAAACGTTGTGGCCCCTGCAATTGCACCGCTATTGAGGTTAAGAAACGCAGCGTTTGCCCCAAGTCCGGCAACGGTACCAGTAAATGTGGCCCGGTCGTTGGCGGCGTCAAATGTGAATGCCGCGTCGCTTGAAAGCGTATTGTCTACCGTCCAAAGGGCGAACCTATTTGCGGTACCTGTTAAACCAAGAAATGTTTGTACCTGTGCTTGTGTAAGTTCCTCAACTATTCCATTTGCCCCTGAAACCCTGCCTAATAACCGTTCATCATTTACAACGTTTTGGATCTTCGCGTAGGTCACCGCGTCATCTGCAATTTTCGCTGTCGTAACTGCCAAGTCTGTAATCCCCCCAGTGGCTACCTGCCCAAATGCAAGGGCTGTTCCTGCTGTGCTTACCCTTAACACTTGGTCTGCTGTACCCTGGATGTCCGCAACGTTTGCGGCTGCGTTTCCTGTAACCCCTATTACAGAGCGGGCAACACCCTGCCTTATTTTAGCGTTTGAAATACTATTATCAATTACCTCCGCTGTAATATCGGTTTCAGCATCTACAGCATCGTCTGACCCCGTAAAGGCAATGGTGGTTCCATCGTTAAACTGTAGCGACTCCCTGGCTGTTAACAGCGTGCCACCGTCCCTTATTTTCCAGTAACCCTGCACAATGCTTGAGGTAAGCAGCCCTCCGCTCAATGAAAGCCCGGTGCTTACTGTTATTTCACCAAAATCTCCATCTGCATCGGCCCCCACAATTTTTGTCGGTGTGTCGGTCGTTAAGTCACGTACCCGAACTTCTCCGTTTACGTCAAGCTTTCTTTGTGGCGAAGCAAGCCCAATCCCAACCCTGTCTGTTGCGCCCTCAACAACTAAAAGCGTGGAGTCGCTAAGATCACCAACAAACCAAACACGACCGTCAACATTCAAACTGCGGTCCATTGTGAACGGAGCATCTGGGCTTGCCATGTATCGGTTTCCAAGCCTGAAAATACCGCCTGCCTCATTGTCTGAAACACCATTATTTGCGGTGCCACCACCGCCACCGCCTCCACAATTTAGGCAGTTCCACAAAAAACCAGATCCGGAGTACCTGTAAAGTGAATCACCAATGTTTACTGCAAACCAAGATATATTTCTGGTTGGCGCATAGGTTGGAGCCCCGTGCGAACCTATTGTATCAATGCCCTGGCCAAGTAGCAGCCAATACCCTGACGTTGGACTTGTTCTGTGAAGCTGATAGAAGCGCCCGTTTGTGGTGTCTATGGCATATTCGCTGCCTGTTTTTTGAGACGGGTTGAATGTTGGAACGCCTGAAGTATAATTTACCCCTGCCGTTTTTGTAATGTTGTTTTGAGCCGATACTGAGTAGCAGCAAAAAGCAATTAAAACAAGGGCAAAAATTCTACTCTTCATTTATGAAATATCTGGGTGAACCTCTTTTGTGACCCCGTAAGGCAGTGATTCATGCTGTGTATCACTCTTGTACAATAAATGTCCGGCGTCAAAAGCCTCCTGATCACTGTTGAAATAAAGCAGGTTGTCTGAAACTGCGAAATAGCTTTGTATTGCTATCAAAAACCTCCATTCGGTTATCGCTATGCCGACAATCTGATATTCACCTGGAGGCCTTGTAACCGTCATTCCACCAAAAACCACCGGATCTGCGTAGTAAATTTGCCCTGGAATAAGGCCTCCGGTTTCAATGGTTACCTCCCCTCCAAAAGCAACTACTGCTTCCTCTCCGTTTAACCCATCGTACAGAACCATGCCAATCGTTCTTTCCGCTGGAACTCGAACATCTGACTTAAAAATATCCGTGCCGCCGGATGGCATATAAACCCATGTGTAAGCAATCAGGTCCTCCCCATAAACGGCTTCTCCCAAATTGGCAAATGATGGGTCACCTAAAGTCCTGAATGTTTTTACCCCGGTAAATCCCATTTCCTAAAATTGTAACGCCCCCACGCCGCCCTTTGGGTGGAACGCGGGGGCGTTATCCTAAAAATTACAGTGTCTTATGCCTCAAAGACTGGCTGGCATCCGCTTTCTTGGAAGTCAACTGATCCGATGCTGAAAGTTGTGCCTTGACGTGCAGAAATTGTCACGTCAAAGGTGCTTTCAACCGTATTATCAACAACCGTGACGGTTGCACCACCTGCAATGGATGCGAGGTTTACAGCTGTTTGGATTGTGCTGGCAGCGGTTGCAGCGGATGTGGTTCCGTAGACTACGTTTGCGCCAAATGCACGGCTTGTTCCGTTCACGACAATTGCAGATGTTGTGCCTCCGATGCTTCCGGTAAAGTTGCAGCGTTGGCGAACCGTGCAAAGCCGCGTTGCGTTACTTGGTGAGCCCCCGATGGTTACAGCAACCAAAGTTCCCTGCCCCATATGTCGAAGGATAAATGAGGTAGAGTCGTTCACGAAGTCAACGAACACATTTTGCTCGTAAGGCAATAGAGCGGCTTGAACCGCTGCAACCACAGCCGCCGCATTTGTAGCCGTTGCCGGGAAAGTGATGGTTTGAGCAACGCCTGCATTGGGACCGCAAGCCGGGGTGTAAACAATGCCCTGTACAACGGCGACATCTGTGATGGTAACTGAATCCATACAGGTTACGGCGTCGTCACAGCACTCGCTGTCGCCGGTCAATACTGGTTGGTTTGCCTGTGTATATGGGCGGCAAATTCCGCGCTGAAGAAGTGGTGTTGTAACAGCCATTTTATTTTTCTTTTAAAATTGTGCGTCTATTGGTTCCCAGAAATTTCCGTCCGGGTGTTTGCATTTTATTTCTGTGGCCCCACCTTGAAACATTTGAGCCATAACTGGGTCTGTAATCGACTTCATGTGGGCCTTTGTGATCATCGGGCAATTGCACGCCTGGCACCCTTCGCTAAACTCTATTCCACCAGGGAAAACCGGGCCAAAATATTCACAAGGATTTCCCGACAATCGGGTCTTGCAAAATCTTACCCTTGCCTCAAATTGCTCATTGCTCACCAATTCACCACCTGCCAAAATCCTTTCCTCTAAAATCTTCTTTGCCTTGTTCCTTGCATCATCTGGCAGCATGGACATTATGTTTCTCAATCCTTTTTGCAAAATATTTGCCATGCTAGTAAACACTTATTCCAACGGTGTAAGGCTTTGATGCTTCGCAGCCTGAAATTGGTTTGTCTTCGCATTTTTTAACTGGCTTGCAAAGCGCATCAAATTCGCCGAAACAATCTACCCGATCCTTTGCCTTAATCCAAGCCATCATGTTTTCAAACGTCTGGATAGCCTGCGTTTCAAATCCTTGCACCCGGTACTTTATTTCTTTTTCGTCAGCTGGTATTGCTCCGTTTCCAGTTGATCTCGATAGCCCGTTTCCGTTCATCTTAATCGCAACCCCTGGAACGCTCATTTTTGCAACCTTCAAGCTTAAATATCGAGCCAAGTATCTGCACCAAATCTGATTGTAAAGTTCTCCACATTTCACTTCTGAATCAGGATCACATCCGCAATCAGCATTTGAATTAAACTTTGGCGCCTCTGTCCAGTATTCATTTGCAATCAACGGTTCCGTACTTGTTCCACCTCGTTTTGAAATCCAGTACCATCCGCCATTTTTTACAAGTTCTCCGATCTGGTAAGCCCTGTTTGTCCAAGGCAAAACTTTGCAGTAGTCAATTTCAGCGGCAAGCATTTTATCGAACAGCTCCAGTCCTAAGCAATTCCTAAACTCCCACTCTTCAGTATTGAATATGTCGCTTAGGTCGCATTGTGGAAAATCACCACCGAGGCCGCTACGAAATACCGCTTCCTGTTTGCTGAGTAGTGTCCGCATTTGCTGTTGAAGTTGTTGCTCTTACCTCTTTCAATTGGCTTATCATTTCCGGGATTGGCCCGATAAATTCTAATTTGTGCGCTGCCATGTCGAATCCGGTGTATGAAGAAAAAAACTGCATAACCTTTGTGAACATTTCAGCGAATCTTTTTTGCGTTGGCATAATCTTCATGCCGTTGGTCTTAATCAGTGTATCCATGATCACAGTTCCACCGAGTCCAACCTTCATTTCTTCAAGGCCGCATAAATTGGCTGGTATGCCTTGAGCTGCGCAAATGTTTTGAACTACCATCTTGCGCTCTGATTCCTTCCATGCGTAGTCTCTATTAATTCCGACCTGTACAATTTCAGGCTTTTCCTCTGTATAGAACAAGATACCAAGGCTTTGGCTTTCCGCTCCCTTGTTTGTCAATGTCCCTCTAAGCCCTCCCGCTATTTCAGTTTTAACCTGCTCTGAAGACTTGCCAGCACGTTCCAAAAGTTCGGGGTCTGGCTCTTTCATCAATGCCAAAACTTTGGCAACAACTTCCGATCCAGATATTTTCGCTGACTGGTTTATTGATTGGTAATCAACATACAGGCAGTTTGTGTCAGACGTTGGACGGCCCCAAAACTTGCTTTCGTACCCGGCATTATTCATCTGAATAATGGTTTCAAAAACTTTGCCGGATCTCGTTACTCTCGGATACTTACCAACCATTTTCCAAGATTGGTACTTTGCTGTGGTTGACAGGCTTACTGCTGCTTCAATAGGCTTATCGTTGTAAAGGATAGTGTTATTGAAATCACTGTTCTGGTTGTCAAAATCGTAACAAGGCAAGCAGTGCGTAGGCTCCAGTACGGTTATTGAGCCTTGCCATTGCCCGTTTATCTCTGTAATTCTAGCAAGGATAAACGTTGAACCGCAAATGCTTTCATCTCGCAAGGATGCCCTTGCAGAATCAGTTATTTCTCCGGTTGTTATCCCTAAAGAATTGACAAAATCAATGAACTCGTTTGTGTTGTCTGTGTCGCCTTTCGTGGTCTTTAGCCCGTTTCCAAAGCAGAAATCAAGTTTTGCGCCAATAACCGCTTTTTGAACCGGGCTTAAATCGAAAAGCTCATACAAAAGCCTAAGTGTTGCGTGCGCTGTCTTGCCTCTTTGAACTGCATAAGGCACTAAAAACTGAGCCGCTCCAAAGAATTTAATGAGATCGGCCTTATCAGTAATCAAATCCGGTATTGGATTCGTTAACTGCCAAGAAATTTGCTGGCCTTTGCTCATTTATTTTTTTTCTTGTGGCGCCGCTTTTGGTTCGTCCGGAATGTAGATCAAATATTGAGGTATACCCCCGCTTGCCTTGTACTGCTCTACCAGGATTGTGTATTCGTGCGGTTCCGCCTCACGGTAGAATCTCTTTGGCTGAACTGCCTGCGCCTTTTCCTGCTCCTCCCGCTGTTCTGGGCTGCAAGTAGCGCAATTTGACGAACCTTTGATTTCGTATTTGCCGCCAACGCCAACGTACTCCTTTGAGCCAGGAAGCACAACCGCAATCGGGTTTTGCTTTGCTTTTTCGGTTATCTTATATCCCATGTTTACAGCGCAATTGTGGTTGCAGTTACACACAAACCTGGGTTCGTGGTGGTCAAAGTTACGGTGAAAATTTGGCTTGCGTTTTCATCGCTATCCAAAGTCTTCACGTCGATGTCGTTCTGCGTGACAACAAACTTGTTTGGGTCTGCTGAAAGCGTTACAGTTGAGCTCACAATTGCCGCATTCAAGCCCAATAGGATGTTTGTGCAATCATTAAGCTCTAGCAAGATTACACCCGCACAAAGCAGAGATGTAAGTTGACGAAGTTGACAGTCCCGGCTGCAAGACAAACCAATGTACTCGAATGTCATGGTATGCACAAACTTCCTGCCTTGCTTTGTTCTGGTGTATGTCGTGCTGAATCCGTCGTTTTCGATTGGAAGGAAAACGGCGCTTGCCTGCATGATGAAGTTCACAATCGCCCCGCAGTTCGTGACCACAAAGTTTGTAGGCACGGTCTGCATCGTTGTCAGATTCAGGCCAGAAATAGGCGAGTAGTACGCCTTGTTTACGCCTGGCGCTGCCTCGCAACGTGTGGAGGATAGAACGCCAGCAAAGCTTGCCGTATTTGGTGCGCAGTTTGCCCCTAAATTAGCCATAATACTTTAATTTTTAAGCAGTTAGAGGTTTGTTTACAGAGAAACGCGGCTAACATCCCAAACCAAAAGTTCAGGGTTGATCACATTTACATCAAGCAGCGCAGCAGATTTAATCTGCACAATGTTCTGGTTTTCAAGTCCCGGCTTGCGAGCAACTTGGAAAGCAACAGGCTCTTCAACACCTTCAACAAGGCTGCCGGCAAAGTTGGTACCAAACTCAATGTTACCCGCTACGGTCATGGCCACAAACTGTGTTGCAATTCCGGTGTACTGTGCATCCCATGCGTTGATCGCGCTTACTGGAATAACAGGAATGCCGTGGAAAGTGTAGAGTGTGTAACGTGAACCGTTAAGACCAACCACTTCCATCTTGCCAATAGGCGAAAACTGAGGGGAAACGATATTTTGCAGGCCGGTATATGTTCCGGTCAGTCTGCCGTAAAGGTTGCCAGAAACAAGCATAACTGGCGCCGCCTCGTCTGTGCCAGGCATGTAGCCAAGGTCAACGATTTGACCAAAGTTTGCATCCTGATCACGGGCGCAGCAGCGCAGACGTTCAAACATCGCAATGATGTCTTCAGCGTTGTTGCAGCTTGTATAGTCGATGCCATTGAAAACTTCGCAAGATGCGATGTTTTGCGTCAAGTACCACAGCAAGCCAGTGCATGCAGCTTCCTGCTTTGCAAATGCCGACTGGTTTTCAAATGAAACATTCGGGTTTGCGGTAAGTCCAACCTGGTTGGAGAAGAACTTGCCCAGGAACAACACAGAAAGCAACTCGCGTGCCGCAGTATTGCTCAGGTCTTTGGTTACGCTTGCAAAGATCCGGTCAAAGTCTTCGGTAGAAATCGAGCCGTCGCGGTTGAACCGATCCATGTAGCTGAAACATGTTCCCCACATTTCAGAACAAATTTCCATGAAGAAATCCAGTGCGCATGGCTCTGCTGCAACCGATGTGATTGCAAGACCGCCCTGTGCCGTTGGAGCGCATGGAACGTGTGGCTGCCAAAAAGCACCGCTCAGATTTGATCTGTGCCGGATGTACTTTTTATCCTGGTTCATTTCCATGAACGAAAACACCTGCAAGGCATTTTGATATGGCAGCAGGGTATTAGCGAACCGTTCCATAAGGAACAGGTTTACCGTTTTTTGATCGAGCGTGATTTGGCCCTGTGACCCGGCCCCGTATTTGATATTCATGTGCTTTTGTTTAGCGGTAGCAATTGCCCCCGGTAAAGAATTTATTTTACTTCAACAGAACCGCCAAACGATTTCTTAGCGGCGGATTCAATTACCTTACTATCTGAAATCTCATTTGGAGCCTCTTGTGTTGCTGAGGTTTTCAGCGTCAATGCTGCCAATTGAGTGGAAAGGTTTTTCTTTTCGGTTTCAAGAGCAGATACCTTTTCGGTAAGTGCTTCCGATTGCGTGTTTAAAGACAATACCTTTTCTGATAGTGTCACGTTCAACGCTTCAAGTTCAGCTACGCGGGCCTCCAAGGTTGTGGCCTTTAATTCAGCTGCTTTTTTGGCGTTGTCTGACTCTGCCAGCTTGGTTGTCAGGTCCGTTGCACTTGCTTCCAGTTCTGTGAACTTGGTTTCAAGTGCCTTTACAAAAGTTTCATCTGTCTGTTCTTCTGTGCTTTGACTGTTTAGTTTGCCAGTCCAGAACTCGCTAGAAAAAATAGAAGCCATTTTTTTACCTTTTTTGGGCCGCCCAGATTTTGAATACTGATTGGCTAGTTGTTGGGCTCGGGCAATAACCTCTGCCTTGTTTTTTATTCCATCTATAAGGCCGCGTTTTTGTGCATCTGAAGCAAAAAACATACGTCCTGAAAGAGTTTCTTTGATTGTTGCGGCATCGCCCTGCAATGCCCTGTACTTTTTCACATCGCCCATAAACCGTTCATCCGCTTTATTCAGCGCCTCAATCAGCTTTGATGGGTCACCGTCCAAAAGGCTTCGCAGCTCTTCATTTTTATTTGGAGAAGTGTCTGCGTAGTATGCCGTGAAATATTTGGCGTACCACTCTAAAAACCCGCTGTCGACGGTTGCCATTACCCCTATGCTTCCGATCTCTGACTGATTCCCGGCTGCATAAACCTCATCTGCATGGAGCGAAGCCATTACGCCGGCGCTTGCCAGAAAGTGAGAGTAGAACACGACAGGCTTTGTAGATTCTGCAACTGCGTTTGAAAACTCTTGACCTGCAAGCGATTCGCCGCCGCCGGTGTTTGCCTCCACCACAATTGCCAAAACAGTAGGGTCTTGTGAGGCTGACCGTAGCAGGTTGGATACCTTTTGAATCCCGGCGTTGCAAAGCCCGCTTTCGAGCATCATTACACCTGTCAAAGGCACAACGGCAATTTTTCCACCTTGAACATTTACATATTCAATGGTTTCAGAATCCCGCTTAGATTCAAGGAACAAGTCTGCAATCGTGGCCCCTAATTCCATTGCACGCATATTATTTGCGTACTTTGACAGTGCCGCAATTGCAAAGCCCTTATCAATATGCCAGTTTTGGCCTAAATGGAAAAAATGGTTCATTCCCTTCACGGTAGCAAAGGTGAGGCCGAAAGACTTTTATTGGGTGAGGTACAAAAGGAATGGGGTAGCTTGTCGGCTACCCCATTTTTAATCTGCTATCTTTTTGTTGGCTTCGTTTCTCGCTTCCTTCGCCTGCGTTTGGGTTACTCCGTACTTTATAACCAGTAGACCGGCGCTAAGGTGGCAGTCAATTTTTGCCACTGCAACAAGCAGCCTTTTAACCGTCATTTCTTCACCCAAAGACAATATCACCTTTGCCGTTTCGGTGTCGGCCCCTAAAAGCACACGCGACAAAAGCCTGTGCTTAACCGTGTCTTCTGATTCCATCATGGTAGGTCCTCCCTTACTTCGATTTCAACCTTGCGGTAATCGTTTACCTTAGTTCTTTTAGTCACCAAACGTCCTTTCCAATCCAGCCCCATAAACTTGAAACGGTACAATGCACGGAAATTCATCTGAATAAACCGATTGAAAGAGCCGACAATTATCGAAAGCGTCCGGGTTTGTTGAACGTACAAAATACGGATGGTGTCTATCCAATATCTTTTCAGTGGCTCCGTCACCGCCTCTGTATGATCATAAACCAATGTTTTCTCATTATCTATTGGGGTTGATGATCCAGGCTCTACTAATTGCCCCAATGGGTACTGTGTAGCATAGGCAAAATACTCTGTTGTCTGCCTAAGTCCTCCCCACCTACGTACGTGCTTTTTGTATGTGGATGCAAGCGGCGCAGTTCGCTGCCTTACCATCCCGTAAAAATATGCAGTTCTCGGGGCTGTTATCGTGCTTGGCTCGCCCGATAGGTTGTCAAGAATAGCCAAAACAGATAATGGAATATGGGTTGGATTTGTGCTTTTGATTTCTATAAATGGCCTTTCTATGCTCGGCTCAGTCAGGTTGCTTCTATTTTCAACCGTTTTGTCTGGATCAATGTTTGTGCCGTACCCTTGCATATCAATCACCGCATCGAATGGAGTTTCCTTTGTGACGCTGGCAATGTATTCGTCTGTTGATTCCTTGAACCCTAAAATGTATTTGGCGGGTGTTACCACTGATTTTAAGCTGACCTGTGCCGAATTTTCAACCTGCATCAAAGACAAGTCCTGCTCGATGGTATCGAAGTAGTAGGCTTCTGTTTCCACGCCGTAGGTCGGCACGTCATGCTCTGTATAGATCCCGACAATGCGCCGCGCATGATCAGTATAAAGCTTTGAGTTTGTCCGGTGGCAATAGTCCTCAAGCAGTTCAATTGCCTTTATTTTAGGCGATAGCCAGGATTGAGGGAAAACGATGGTTCCGTTTATCGTGTCTGGATCTGCGAAACGTTCATTTGTGATTATAATGGATTCGCCCCAACCTTCTATGGTGCTTCCGGCCTCTACGGTGCAATTATCCCCAACGTCAAATCCGAAGCCTAAATTTCTAAGTGATGTCCAGCATTCTACAGTTGCATAAAAGATAAACTCTGTCGTTACGTTTGCGGGCACAGTTATAGGAATAGAATCTACAAAAATAGCAGTACCGCCCTTATTATAAAATATTGTATATGCGGTTGGGTTTCCCAAAAAAGTTTCATTAAAAAACCTAAGTTGACAAAATGAATCTGTTGTATCTCCCGTAATTAAAAGCCTTATCTCATACCGCCACATCCCGGAAAACCCCTGTATTGATTCTTCAACGGTGTCATAAAAGCCTTCCATAACCCCTGATCCGTTATCAAAGAAACCTCCCGTGCTGTCATTTTGAAATGTTATAATTTCTCCATTTGAAAATGCCGGGTTTCCAGTTCCGGTTATTGCCTGTGGAGCTGTTTTTTCTACTTTAAAGGCATATTTAGGCGATGCGGGCAACTGTAGTTTATTTTTAAGGAATGTTTTGGAATAAAACCCCTCATAAATTTTCGCATCTCCAACCAGGTACCACCCCAACCTCTGCCCGTATGGAGTAAGTAGTAGCGGACAATCCATTTTATACCCAGCCGCAAAAAAGCACTGCTCCAATATTTTTCCGTAATGAAACCACAGCCTAAAATCGGCATAGGTCAACTCAAATAATGAGTTTGCCTCATTGAACCGGTTTAAGCCTCCGTAGTATGCCAGTGGTGTATAAAGTCCGCGGGTTGGTGTTGGGCCGGTTCCAGGGTAGGCCGCATCGTTTAGCTGGTTGTCATCAATAAATGCCTCGCTTAATTGGAAAGGGTCAAATCCGTCCAATTGATTCAGTGAAAGCGCCTTTAGGATTTCAGGCCACTCCTGTGACCTCACAAAAGAAACATCGTATTGACCGCTTGATTCACTGTAAGAATTTACCTTGATAGATCGATCTGGTAGCTGTAATCCGTGCGCATTGACTAAAACTGGAATGTCATTCCCATAATTATCTACAATCCATCGGTTGTTGGTGTTGTACGGAATGTCCGCATCAAAGGTGCTTGATTCTTTTAGTTTTGCCGCGTCGTTTAGCTCTTCCAAAACCTCTACCACCTCCAAGTCTCCACCATAATCAACTGGCATCAAATTACTGTCCGGCCTCAGTATGGAAGGTGTCAACACTGGCAGTTGATAATCAGGTATTATTTTGATGTTTTGATCCATTACACCTGAACGTTTAGATCCTTGTGGAAATAGAAACTAATTTCAGCTTCCACCATATCGCCATCGGCCCGCGTTACGATACTGCCTGGATCAATGAAGATGCTGCGTTGGATTTCTATGTTGCTGATACTTCCTGTGTCTGGCGGATACAAAGAGTTATACCTCAAATATTTAAGCGGTGACTTCAAAAATGATTCCAAATACTGCTTGAAAACTTCCAAGTCACACATGGCGCCTATTCGCCCCGTAATTCTCCGATAGTTTTTCACGTTCACAATTTGCCGCCCACCCGTGGCCAACCTTGTACCGTAGTTTGTCAGGCTGTCATTGTCGAATGGTTGGATTGCCATAAGTGAAATTTCCATGTCAACCACATTTTCCTCTTCAAAAACAGAATCAAAACTAAAGTCTTCATAGGCTGCCAAGTCGCCCAAAAACCATACCTGCATAATTGGTTCGCACCCGCCTATTTCCCATGTCTGTGAGGCGTATGTGTTTCCAAGCGTGTCCTCTCTTATTTCGGTTCTGTAAGTCGTTGTAGTGGATGGCAATGCCGTTGGTAAGTTTGCCGGGTGTGCAGGTACGCGGTATATTCCGTCAATTGTTCCAATGGTGGAGCTTGATACGTTCACCCATGCGGCACCGTCCCATCTATCTACATAATACTTGTACGTCACGCTACCAAGGGCGAGCCGTTCCTTCAAATCAAGTATGCAATAAAGCCAACCAATTGAGGTTCTGCCTACTTGGAAGTGTGGGCGTTTAGTCATGAATTTCATTTCCGGAATGATCGGAGCGTCACCACCAGAAAACCAAAGCCGCATCCCGTTTCTGTCTGTTTCCTGCAAAGCCGCATATACAGCCCACTCCTTATATGTTTCCTTTATTTCGTGAAAATAGGTGTTTACAACACCTGATATTTTGGCAACCTCCCTCCATCCGTACTGAATCCAAAATTTCTTTCTTGCATTGACCTCCCTTGCCGCCGTATTTTTTGCGCCGTATGGGAATACCAGATTAAGGTACGGGCGCAATGCGTCGTTCACCTCAATCTCACACGTTGAAAACTCCTGTTCTACTGTGATTTGTGGCGTAATGGCCCGCCAATCAGTTATTGGCTTATTGTCGCCTCCGTCCTCCATCCAAACCTGATAAACAAGCGCATACCCCTCTACCAATTCAACATCAATACCCTCGACAATAGTGGGGGCTGAATATGGGGCGGGCATAGCTGTACCCGCTGTGAACTGGTGCCCTTTGCTTAGCCATGTGATTGTGACTTCATAATCAAGCCCAGATGCAAAAAGTGTTACCTGGACCTTGCCAGCAAAAAACGCATTTGACAGTATTGCAGATTGCAGGTTTTGTGCGTGTTTAAGTGCATCTGATTGGTTGAAGTTTACAAGCGTGTCTGTGTTGAATGCTATGGTGTTGTCTGTCGTGAAGTCCTGCTCAGCGATTTGGAATGCCGTACCGTCTGCAATATTTGCTGCCGTAACGGTTATAATGATCACAGCCACCGCGCCCGATGCTATCACCCCATCGCTCATTAAGAATCGAAACGTAAGTGTTTCGCCCCACAACGCAGAAACGGTCATCTCTACCATGCTGATGGAGTTCACGTCGTAGCCTCTGCGTGGGTTTCCGGATATTGGGTATTGAAGTAGTGGCATGGTTTAGTTACTTTCTGACATTATGAAGTTTGTTACTAGTCCTTCAATCACATCAAGTTTTGTTTCAATCTTATTTGGTTTGAATAAAATATGGGTTTCAGTTGCTATTATCTGCCCTAAAACTATGTCACAAAAAACAAAATCCTCAATACTTACAAACCCAATCCGTGCAGGGTGGCTAATAAATCTAACTTTTTTGTAGTCATCAAATCTAACATCTCCGCCAATAGCATCCTTTAATACCTGCCTTATTATCATGCTCCTTGCATTAGAAATGGCAACCATAAAAGGATCTTCAACTTGCCTAGAGCAATTGGTGTCAATTTCAATTGCCTGAAGTGGTGAGCAGCTTGCCATAATCTATCTCGTTTTTGAAAGTGCTTTTTCTTGCCTTGCGTTGTACTTCGCCCCCTCTGACATTCCAACCTTAACTGATTCCGCAATGCGTTCGCTGGTTATCGCGTTGGCCCTGGCAAGCAGTCCTATATCCTCCCTGGATAACGAGGTGCTTACGTTTAGGATTGGTCTACCGAACCCGTAGGATGGATTAACCATTGATCCGTGACGCGCCCCAAATATCGAGGCTGGGTCTTTTGCTCCTATGTTTCTCCAAATACCGGCCCCGTACTGTTGCTCAATAGCCGCCTGATTGTCCTTTGTCAAAACTCTTTCCCCAACCTTTAGGAACGCCACCCGGTTATCACCGTGGCGCGTCGGCTTCATATTCGCAGACTTAACCACCCCTTGCTGATTCGCAACATCTTTGGCCACACCACCCTCATAAAACTGCTGTGCATTGATTGCCGCAAGACTAAGCGCAAATACCGCCGCCGCCTGTATTTGCCCGGCAATGTTTGCACCCGCCTTAATAGCGGCCAAAGCGTATGCGATAACCGCCTCTTTGAGGGCTATTTGCTTGCGCTCCCTGGCTGCTGCTTTTTCGGCTGCAAGTTGCGCCGCCTGTTGCTGTTTGTTTAGGTTGGCAATGATTACAGCGTTGCCCTGCGCAGCCGCCCGCTTTTCGTCAAACTCTGTTTGGATTGCCTCTGTTTGCTTTTGTAGCTGGTTGTCTACCCTGGCCGTTTCCTGTGCCGCAAGCTGGCTATTAAATTGGGTAGCCGCCTGCAAGCCGATATCCAAAAACTCTTGGTTTTGTTGCTGTTGGTCTTCCTTGCGCTTCTTGTCTTTTTCGGCATTTGAGGCCTTGATTTTATCTTCCTGATCCAAAAAGTATTTCTGAATCTCAAAGTCTTTGCGGGCCTGTTCCTGATCAACTTCTACCGGGATGGTAACACCAACCGATCCCGACAATTCAAGCGCCAACGCGTCAAGCTGCGCCTTTGCGTCCGCCTCATTTTTCGGGGTGTTTACATCAACTCCAAGGCTTATAAGCCCCGCTTCTGCCTGCTGAAATTCTGTGAGGTTTTGCGTTGGGTTCCGGGCTTCTTGTTCTTTCGCCTTTGCCCTGGCAAGCGCCTGCTCAGCAAGTACAAGTTTTTGGGTCGCTGAAACTATACCGGATTGAGGCGCCCTTGAAAGCGCATCCTGTAATTCGGATACGCGCTTGGTGAGCCGGGCGATTGAATCGGCGGCGCCTAGGTTTTCGGCCTTGTTTTTGGCTTTTGACTCGGTGTCATTGTCCGTTGCCGTCGTTGATATAGTCGTTGCCGCCGCTGCTCCCTCATTGAACTGCCTGAACTTATCCAAAGCATCTTGTTCCTGTGGGCTCAGATTATCCTCCCCGGACTTTTGCAATCTTGAAAACTGAGCGTCTACGTTTTCAAGCGCATTTTCAAACTCCTTTATGTCGCCATCAAATTGGGTTTTAAGCCTTGCCCTAAGTTTTGCAGGGTCTGTAATCCCAAAATTCCTAAGCGTCTCTCCGGATGTTAATTCGCCAAGCAAAGCCCGGTCTGGAGTTGCATCTAATTGAACCTGCCTAAGCTTCTTTTGTACCAGCTCGGTGGTTATCTGCTCCTTTGATCGAAGCTTTATGCGCTCAGTTATTTGCGCTCTCAAGACTTGTGTAGACAAAGCCTGTAAGCCGTTTAACTGCTCAATGTTAGCGGCCTCTAATTGCTGCTGTGTAAGCAGTGAAGGGTATAGCTTTACAAGCTCATCTATTGCCTGCTTCCTTTGCTCCTGTGTGCTCCTGCCATCTCTAAGAATATTGAAATTTGTTTCAGTTGCTACGGTGCTTTGCTCAATTTGTGAAGACAGTTCAACAAAAGAATCAGAAAGTATATCATTTGATTTTGCCGCGCCGCTGCTTGCATCGTCAAGGTCTGCAAAAAGGTTTACGGTTTGATTAATTGCTGATACAAGGCCCCCTCCAACCGTCTCAAGTATCTCCCCAAATTGAAGTTTAAGTAGTTGGAACGGTCCCAATCCGGCCTGTGCCGCCGCTCTTGCAGATCCGCCTACCTGCGTTTCAAGCTCCTTTAATATTATCGTTTGCGCCCCGGCTACGTCCCCGGTTTCTACAAGGGACTTAATTAATTTCTTTTGATCTGCGCTAAACTGTACCCCAACCTTTCCAAGTGACGCTACACCCTTGATCGGGTCTTGCAAAGCCTTGCCAACCTGGACAGCGCTTGATTGCAAATCCTGATTAAAAGCGGTTGATAAGTCCTGAATAACCGGAATTGTCCTATCAAATATTTCACCCCGTATGCTGGTGAAAGTCAAAAGCAACGCCTGAGCCCCTTGCGTTTGGTCATCACTGAAAAGTGTTACTTTTTGCAGACCATCTGCTTGCTGTTTAAGCTCTTCCAAAGACTTTCCAGCTGCCCCGGCAGTAGATTTTATAGCAGCGGATATTTGAGCGTCTGCCTTTAGTTGTTCATCCGCAGCCTTAATTGCATCGCTGCCTAATCCTACTAAAGCGCTACCAATGCCAACAATTCCACCAGCGATTAATCCGCCCGTAACAATGTCAGCAATTGACAATAACCCCTGCTTATAATTCCCAACATTTCTTTGGAAGTTACCTAGCTGCGCATCTTGTGCCTTTAAGTTAGCACTTATGCCGCCTATCTGCTTTGCAAGATTTTGGCCAAACTTGCTGTTTTGCTCTGCTTGAGAAAGGTCTTTGTACTGATTGGTAAGTGCCACCAGTTGCGCCTGGAGTTGGCGGTAATACCCAATTGCTTTGGGTGGTTGATTTAGCGAGGCGTTTGCCTGCTCGATCTGAGTTTCTGCGCTGTCGGCGTCTTTGGCAAGCCCCTTATAAAGCGTTTGTAATATTTTGAGCTGGTTGGATGCTGCCTGAAACTGTGGGCTCCGTGGATCGAGCGTGATCTTTTGGGCATTAATCTGCTTGATCGCGTCCTTTAGCTCCTTCAGGTTGCCGACACTAATGGCTAGTTTTTGACCGCCATCTATCTGAAGGTCAAGTTTTATAATTGCTGTTGTTGTAGCCATTACGCAGCTTTTAATATTTCAGCAGCTATCCGGTTCGCCAAATCCTGACCACCGATATTTGCGGCTAATTGGTTGATATGCTTATCAATAACCCGTTGTACAAAGTTTGTCCGTGACCCGTTCCTGGAAAACGCATAGCTACCACGCGTTGGGTTACCTTCCCTGCTTGCCTTTGTCGCCACAGCGAACACAAAGCCTTTTCTTTCTTTTTCGTCAAGCTCAGGCCTTACCACCACCGCCCAATCAATAAGCGCCTGGATATATTTGGATGTGCCTCCCCTGCCTTTTCCAGGCGTGTATGGTATCCGGCCCGAGCTTACCCCCGTATCAACTGGCCTCCAATAATCATTCCCAAAGATCGTTCCAAATAGCCCGTCCTTATCGCTGTCCTTGATTTCAAAGGTAAGTGAATCTTCCAGCGATCCTGTCGCCCGGTGCCCCTGCTGCCTCAGTTCATCGCGCAAATCCGAAATTATCAATTCAAGTTCTGTCTCGAATTTACGGCGTATGATGTTTTTGATGGTGTCAATTACTGGCATGGTCAGCATGTTTCACAGCCAGTGTATGCTGCCTCGTTAAAACTGCTGAGCGCAAAATTAAAATCAACATTCGTTGAATCACACCAACATACCTGCAATTTTGCAGTCGTTATAATCATTCCAGCGGTCCCGTATGTGAATGACTGAAATTCATTGGATGTTTTTGCGACCGAAAGGTAAGCCGGGCAAGATTTAAACACCGGGAAAACTACACCATTTGTTTCGAGCCATGCTTTTTCAGATGGCATAATCCAGTATGTTGATGCTCCGATCCCGCCCAAATTGGTGGGAATTGTGACCACGAACGGCAAAATTTGTGTAAGCTCTGACACTATTTTGTTCAACACAATTGCGTTGTCAATTTCAATTTCAGAATCAGATCTGGCGAATGCGCAACCCTCGCATTCAGGAAGTGAGGCCACCGCTACCTCAATTCTCTGGCATATTTTTTCGGATGCGTGTTTGGCTTCCTTTGAAAAAGTAATAGCCTCAGTGCGAATAAACACCAGGCTATTTTCAAATTGGATTTGGCTTGAATCTTTGCCGCTTGCCTCCCATTTTCGCCCCCAATATCGGCCAATCCTTCCGTCTCGCATGGATGCGTTTAGGCTATCGCTGTCAATGTCGCCCAGGGTGTTGATCACCCCAAAGCTATTTGGACGGCTGTTGAATCCCGCCGGAAAAGCGCGGACGATTCGGATAGCTGCTGGGAATATGATTTCGTTTAGCATGGAGATATTGGCAAGATAGAGTACCGATCTATACTTTCTGGGCAGTTCTGCTTTATCAATCCAAACATATGCTTAGAAACCAAAAGGGTGTAGTCTTTTGTGGACTTAGGAATACTGTCTACAAACTTTCCCAACATCCTACACATAACCATTGTGGATTGACCACGCTTTTCCATGTCCAAAAGAGCAATGGTGTTTACTGGCAATCCTATCATTCTTGGTTTCATATTCAATTTCCAGTTACAAGGTTCAAATTCATTGCATGCACGGCGGTCTTAAATCCGACATTGTACACCTCATGCAAAGTTTTTCCAAAATACCCGCACTTTTGTATGTCCGGGTAAATATGGCGCCAACCAATCAAGTCTGTGATCTGCTTACCCCGCTTCTTTGAGATGCGCTTCATCTTGTCAATGTCCTTTTGCTCCATTCCCTCATAATCCCCTGGTCTTTCTATTCCAATCCAGTAAGGTGTGTATTCTAGGTTTCCTTTAGGGTTTCCATCGTCACCCAAAGTAACGAAGCAGCTGTTAAAAAACTCAAAAAAAAAGCGCGTACAGATAAAATGACAGAGTACGGCAGATTGTCCAATTCGGTAACCCGTTCATTTATGTACCGCTCAATCGCTTGTTCACCCATCGGCAAATGCTCAATCACCCCATCAACAACCGGCCTCAATAAAATGGCTAATTGCACCTGTGAAAGCCCGTAGTCAGCCGCCGATATTGCGGTAAAGTCAAACTCTTTTTTACGGGCCTCTACAAGTTCCTTTTCAAACATCTGCTCGAGACGCAATACCTCAACCGTTTCCTGAGCTGTGAACTCTCCCTCGTAAGCTATGCCTTTCAGGTTAGGCGTAATCTGCCAAAGGCTACCGTCGTACTCAACCGGAAATTGGCAGGGCTGAAAGGTTCTCGTTACAAAAAGCAGGTGCCTGTAAATATTCAGCACCGTCGCCTCAATCGTATCAACGCCATTTGTCTTTACGCTGGCAATAAACTCCGGCGTCAGCTGCCATTCTTTTTTGAGAATGGCTTTAGCTGGCAATCCAAATGCAAGATTATCCGGTATATCCACCACGGACTTAACCGCTTCAGTGACGTATCTGATAAAATCGGCAGACTCTACCTTTTCGCCCAACTTTTCCAGCTCCCTTTCACGGGCTGACATTTCATACCAAGCCTTTGCCGGCACGTCATCAACCGTTATTGGCAGCTTTATTTCTTCACCTGACTGGAGTGTTAGCTCAATCATTTGCCCTCTGGCTTGTTTGGGCTTAGAAGTGTGCGCTTTTCGGCTGGTTCTTGCGCATCCTTCTTAGGTAGATTCTGATTTGCGGCCTCTGGCTTTGGGGCCGATTGCGCTACCTTTTGAACAGGATTATTCAGCTTTTCCATGTTGGCCATAGCCACCCGAGTAACGACCTTTGGAGTGTCGCCACCTTTACCGCAGGTTTCACAGTCGCCACCGGCAAGCACTGTGCCTGGCTGCATCATTTTTGAAAGTGATTGTACAGTTGCCATATTTTTTATGAAGTGTACACAGAGTAAAGTCCCTGTGTTGGTTTAGAATTCTGAATCAAGTCCCATGCTTTTTTCATCAAAAACAAATCTGAAAAGTCCGGGCTCCTTCCAATCAGCTCTTTTACCCCCTGCTGCGTTCCGGTTCCCTTTTTTGGTATCAGCCTCAATGGTCCATCCCCTGTATCCATTTTCTTGATCGCTGCCAGTTCTTCTGATAGCATCTCCTGGTCTTCAGGCTCAGTTACGGCCTCTGCGTATATCTTTCCCTCGTTGATGTCATCTGCCAAAAGGAATCCGCATTGGTCTTTCAGGTGTGCAAATATACGCCCTTTGTCCTTATCCGTCTTTATCGGAGCTGAATTTGCATGGAACGCAACCGCTCCAGTTATAAATCCGCCCTTGCCTCCAATGAATGCCCCTACGCCGTCGCTATCATAAATCACACCACTCGCCCGAACGCCGCGCCTTATTCTCAAATCTTGGATGCGGTCTAAAACCTCTTTGCCTCCGCTCTTTGCCATTGAAAAGTGTTCAACCATCACATCACCCTCAAAGTACGCGGCCCGGTAAATGTCGCTGCCGTGCATGGCAATATCAGCAACTATGCACTTCCTGTTTGCGTCGCGCTGGACCTGGATGTTTTCATAAATATCTGAAATCGCAGCGCTTTCAATCAGTTGGTTCGGGTCGTCTTCAAATTCCCAGTTACCAAGCAGGAGCCTTTGTCTGGCTTGTCCGGTAAGCCCTTGCAATGTCTCTATATATCCCGGATCTCCCTTGATATTTTCATAACTGAAACTCTGAATGTACTTTTTGTTTTTGGGTAGTTTTCCGTCCTTTGAAGGTTTGTAGAATCCCCTGTACATCCAGTTTCGAGACGGGTTTCCGGTGATAAGAAGTTTGCCGATTATCCCATACTCAAAATTCATGTGCCTTCCTATCCTTGTCGCTGCTATCTCATAAGCCCTTGCGCTAACCCCGCCACCTTCCTCCACCCATCCAAAAGTAAATTCAGTAGACCCGTAAGATTCAAAGTCTGGGTCTGAAGGCTTGTACATCATTTCGAGCCCCACTATCTCAGAACCATTTTTGAACCTTATGAAGACATCCACCTCGTTATAATGCCACCAATCCTGAGGTATATTGTGCTTTTTGCAAACCTTTTTAAAGGTCACAATTGTACTTTTACGAATCTGCTTTAGTCGGTGCCTGCCAATAAAACACCTGATACCTGGATACGACAAGCAAGCCCACAAAAACCACTCGCAACCAACCCAGCTTTTCCCACCGTACGCCGCCCCTCCAAACAAAAGCTCCTTTATTTCACTGTCAGACAAAACACTAAGTGCAGAAATCTGCTTATCCGACAAGTCTAGACCGTCATAAATACCCGCTTTGAAGCAGTCTATTTTGAGCTGGATAACCTGTTCATTTGTCAGCATCTTTTTTAAGTAGAATCCTCAAAATTTGCGCCTTATCTTCGATTGAAAGGCCGTCTAGCGGGTTCTGTCCTATCTGCTTGCCGTCGCTGGTAACATCTGCCCGGTCTTTTGTCTTTTCAGGGAAAACAACCTTCATGCCGAATATTACGCTCGTTGCGTTCGGGGCAACTCTTGATTTGGTTACCTTGTTTTTTCTTAGCGTCTTGCCACTTACCGCGTCTTTAACTGCTACGCCCTGCCAGTACACATCCTCCTCAACCTCTTGCTGTTCATCAAACCCCTCGACTAAAAGCTGTAGGCTTGTCTTTAGCTTTGGCCTTAGTAGTTCCTGCCAGTAGAACTCATCTGCATTTTCTTTGGCTTTTTTATAGTATTCGGCAATCTCGGCAATTTGCGAGTTCCAAAGGTGGAACGTTCGCATTGGGATTCCTACTTCATTGCATGCGCTTTCCAGTGTACAGTTTTGAGATTCATACAGATCACACACCCGCTTTGCAAGCGAAATCTTTTCTTCCTCTGTATGCTGTGGAGCCGCAACTCCTTTTCGTTTACCCATACCCCATTAAATTGTACTTGCCATTTCTTTGGCTCTTAACGCTTGCTCAAATCGTTCATGTGAAAGTGTAATAAGCGCTGCCTCCGTTTTATGGCATGACTTGAATTTTATACCGCTACCACACGGGCAAAGTTGGTTTCTGCTAACCTTTACAAGTATGCGCCTGAAATGACTTTTTTTATCTTCGCCGGGCTTTTTGGCGGCGTAGTGAGTGCTTGGCGCTTTAAGTTGTACCTCCATATTTAATCAAATCCGTTTCAAGTGATAGTTAATCCCACTCAACCAATACAAAAAAGCCGTGCTGTCGGTATCGAAAGCAACCACCGCACGAACTTCATCTCTAAACACCCCAGACGTTGCAAGGTTCGTAAATGTCAGCGTGTCGCCCTGAATTGTGTAATACCAAAAGTATTCCTGTACAGGCTGCGCTGGAATGATCGAATGGGCAATGCAAAGGCCGTCATCAAAGTACCATGTCTGTTCAAATCCTTGCCAGTTGCGTTCCCATGCGCCGTGTAGCCTTTCCTCTGTTGTTGGCATCGGATCATGTTCTGAGCAGCCTGAAAGCATGAAAACGGAAAGTGCAAGCGCTACCAACGCTACAACGCCCGCAATGATGTAGTGCCGCATCTTTTCGCGGTCTTCCGGTGGGATCGGTTCCATATCATACTGATTCATTGGACTGGAATTTTAAAGCGGGCGAATGGTATTGAATCCACCCGCCCTAATCACTGAATAACCAACTAAATGTGTGGCGCTGGCAGGACTTGAACCTACGACCTTGTGATCATGAGTCACACGAGCTAACCATCTGCTCCACAGCGCGATTTTGCGTGTCTTTCCACGCTGTCATCTTTATCCCGGTTTTCGCGCTACTGGCAATAAAGAACAACTCTTTGCAGTACGGCTTCATTTGCACAAATCCACCGTACTGCTTCTTCATGTTTGTGTGGAGACTACAAGATTTGAACTTGTGCCGGCGGTGTTTCAGACCGCTACTCTACCAACTGAGTTAAGTCTCCGTTTGCCCGTCATTCCGAGCTGTTAGAATTTACTGCGGTGCTCGACAATTTCTTTGCCTACAATAAACCGTCCGCATTGGCCCAACCTGCAAAACCTCCCCTGCACCCGTGGCTGGTTTTCCTTAACGTGCAAGGGCTTGCTATCTCTTACTTCAAAAATTTAGCTTTCTTATATTCCAGAGCGCTTTGCAAATCACGCTTTGTAAGTTTCCCATCCTTTAGGTGGGGCAAATATAACACTTTTTCACCTTCAACAAAAAACCCATCAAGCCCCGCGTTCAAATAGTATTCAGGGTTTGAGAGCCCGGAGTAAAGAGTATCATCCATTCCGGCCCCCATTTTTGCAGGGGCAAACACAGCGCAATAAAAATCGGCAGCATTTTCAATCTTCCTGCCAGCCGCCGCCCGGCGAATGTATGCCCCAGTTAATCGCATGATTTCCACCGCGTCCTTTGCATTGCATGCCGCCTTAACTTCCTCAAGGCTCCTACCAAGTCCATTCAACCCCGCCCTGGTAAACTGTATCCACCCAGCCGCAATTCCGTCCGTCCGGATCGTGAACGGGTTTAGGCCGCACTCACTGTATGCCACCAAGTAAATGTCCTGCGGCCTGCATCCAATCTCCCTTGCAAGCGCCCTGGTGCTATCCCTAACCGTCAAAAATTGTGCCTCGTTTGTGTGGCGTTTTATGGCGTCTTCAAATTTGCTTTCTGCAGAAAAAGATGTGTCTGTGCTTATGTATGTCGGGCTTATTCGCTGCTCAATGTATTGCAGTCCCGTTGTAACCGCGTCACCGTTTAGGTAGATGATAAACCCAATCAGAACTACCAATGCTGCGTTTTGCAGCTTGAATGGGTTGAACAAACTACCTTTAATTGCCTTTGCAGCCAACATGCATGCATTCAGAAAAATCCCTGCTAATTTCCCGAGCTGAAACAAAGCCCATGCCAGTATCACAGCCATCAAAAAGCTGAATGGGCCCAGGTCGGTGATTAGTAGTTGTATTATGTCGATGGCTTGCTTCATTGATCAACGCTGTTTGTGTCTAACTACTCTTGCCTTTCGCTTTGGTATCATTCCTTTTACGGCGGCTGCAAATTCCTTAAAGGCGAGAGACGCTTTAAATGCGGCAAACCCAAACGACTTTTCAAATGGAGCCTTTTGCGCGTCTGACAATTCAGAGAAAGGAGGTGCGTTGTCTTCTTTCGTCAATTTTTCGTAGAAAGTTTGTAGTGGTGTCATTTTAATACAATTTTTGAAATATTCAATACCGCCAAAGCAATACTCGACCAAGACCAAAGCCCAAGCAAGATGTGTATCGTTGATTTGCTTTGAAAAAGCATGCAATCTTTGATGTATTGTTTAATCATGTTGTGTGGTTTTTGGCCTCTGTTCTAGCGAATCTGCCCAATCTGCTGGTGGATCAATCTCGGCAATCAACCAAATGGTACCTTTAATGCCATTATGGTCAAACCAATATCCATTGCCCCTCCACGGTTTATTCATGTATCCAAAAACTGACCCTCCTTCATCCGTCGCAGCCCATTCACACTCCTCCGGAATTTTAGTCCAATCGTACCGCGTCTTCGCCTCAACCCCTTCAACTTCCTCATCCAATTCAAGCCCCTCCATTATGCCTGGTTCAAACTTACAGTGCAGGTAGCTTGAAAAGCCAGCCCTTGCGTAATCAAGCCTGCAATTTGCCGCAAGGTGGGTAAGTAAATCCCGAAGGTCTTTCCATTTTGTTTTTTCAAATTTAGCAAGCACTTTGTCGCTTCCAAGCTCATTTGATAGAGTTTTCCAGGTATCATTAATTTGATACTCAGTAAACTCTTCCGGGTCGTTTAGCAACTCTTGTGCTGTTTTCATAGTGCTTCAAGTGCTTTTTGGTCTGAATCAACTAGTGTTTCTACAAATCCGACCAAATTATCGTAAAGCAATTGGGCCAAATCTTTTTTGGACACTGAGGCGTGAAGATTACCGCACCGAGTAAGAAAGTTAACCAGAACTTCGATTTTATCTGTATCTGTTTTCTTTGATCTCAGGTGTTCTAAAACGCGGCGATTGTCGCTAATTGCGTCCTGCAATTTTTTTCCGGCTTCAAGTTGTTGTACTGTCATTTTGTCAAAATACAAGGTAAACAATCCCTGCAATCACGCCAACCTGAAAGGCTGCGAAAAGCAGGATGAAAAGACATAAATCAATCGGAACCGGAAGCAGCGCCACAATGATAGCAACGTGGCTTGGCTTGTCGTATCCAACGATGTACAGCACAATAAGCGTCACAAATGCCGTCACAGCGTTCACAGTCCAGCTCCATTCCGTGCGCCCGCTCCCTCGCATATTTGAAGCGCTCACCCAAAACTTTGATCCGTGGATTGCCTTTTCAAAATTGTAAGCCCAAAACATTGGCATCATGCACACCGTCCACACTTTCACCGGGTGCCCTAACTCACGCTCCAGGCTTGCCCGTATTTCACCCCGTCTTGCATCCGGCTTTGCAGAGTAGCCAACCTTACCCATGTAAGGGAATGACGGAGAAAACAGGCAGTACACCCAACCTATTTTTGGAAGGTGTTTGATGTGCTGCGTTTTTCTAAGCAGGACGAAGGCGATGGTTAGTATAGCTGGTATGAGCATTTATTTAGATTCTAATTCTTTCTGAAATCTTTTGAAGTCGTCCTTTTTGATCGCGTACAAAACAAAATAGTGTGAATCTTCAAGCAGCCATTTCTGCACATCAATTGGGGCTCCAATAGTAATATGAACGCCTTTTTTAGCCATATTCCACGATACGATGTCAGGGAACATGGCGATCCCATCCGCATTGCCTTCCTGTGCAATTTTCTGCATTACCTCAAAATCAGAAACCTTTTTATTGTCAGGCATGGTGTTAGTTTTTAGAATTATTTATCGCAATCTTTATACTGAATGTCACGGCATCCGCAAATCCAGCTTTTTTTGCTGTGGTCATACATGCAGCCTTCGTCTGTGACTTTTGGCCGCTCGATGCTTTCAAATTGTACAGTTCGATTTGAGCCGTCAGTGAACTCGACTTCGACGGTGTAGCAGGTTTTTACATCTGCGTATCTGGTTAACAATAAGCAAAGAAATATGATAATCGTAGCCGCGGATAACCACCAAAAAATCTCCTTGATTTTCATTTTAAAATACTGTTTAGATGTCGATGTCTTTAGCTACTATAAAAATAGAGCATGTTACAAATGGAATTGCAAGTCCAAAGACCGCAAAAAATACTCTTGCCTGTTCGCTCCAATTTTTAAAATCAATGTCAATTTCTACAAATGACATAATCAGATACACCGAAAAGGCAAAAAATACCGTTGGTTTTAAAATTGAAAATATTTGCTTTTTGTTCATTTTAAAAACTTCGCTTTATTTTTTGAAGAAATGTTTTTCGCTTTGGCTTCAAGTTTGATTCAAGTGTCACGCTTCCATCCGCATGATAAGTTATAATTACGGAGCCTATCCCATCAAAAACAATTCTATGCGGCCTATTTGGTGGTTCTAAAAATCCGGGGTCAATTGGTTGCGACGTAATGCCCTGAGAGAATCCAGGGTCGCTTATCTTGGCAATTGGATGTAGTGCTTCCGGCGAAACAGTAGAAATGTGCGCACCTTGAATCTGTGGTGAAAACCCATGTAGCGGATCTACCTCATAATCAGGCCGTAACTTTACAGGAGTAATCTTTCCAGACCCAGCGTAAAGTGTTTCAGTAACTACATTTACCCGGCGCAAGCATCCGCAATAGGCCGGGGCCGCATCACCATATCCTGCATTGTAGGTTCCGTTTTTGTCTGGCTTTATTTCATCGGGCAAGTATTGGTAAAATCTTTGCCCGTTAATATCAATCATTCCGGGGGATCGGGTGCTATCTTGCCATGCGATAACTTTCCAAGTGCTGGACATTTGGCACTTCCATGTGCTTTCCTCAATATATACCCCGTCTTTGTAAGTCCCAGTAGCACAATCTGTGTATCCGTCTTGGTGTATCCACTCAATCAGTCGCGCAGGATCTTGAAAAACTGCGATTGCGGTGTCAATTCCAGGAGCCACAAATCGGCATCCAGATCCACCAAGTCTAATTCCGGTAAGACTATCCGGTTTTGGCGCAATGTCAAAGCCGCATGGGTTTTGAGCGATTGAAATTGAGGCAAAAAGAGTGGTAAAAAGAAAAATAGTCTTGATTTTCATTTTAAATCCAGTGTAAGTGTGAAAAAATCCATCCAAAAATGGCGTAAAGAATTATGAGTATTGAAAAGAATCCAACGATGCACAATAAACACCCTGCCTTCCACACCCATTCAGGTCCTAAATTTGGCGACTGCATTAGTTTAAGTTTGGGTGGTTTTCAGGGTATGTATTTTGTTCGTTCCTGCCAATTCTTACCAAAGAAAATAGCAGCAGTAAAAAAAGTAATTTAATCATTGGTTCAAGTATCGTTGGTTATTGTTTCCGGTTGGGTAGTTGCCCATCCGGTTGTTTGGTCCCTGCGTTCCGGGGCTGTTTGGTATTATCTTCTGGAAACCGTAGTACCATGCCCAGCAGATAATAGCGTATTTAAATAGCCACACAAAGGAAAAGTCCTGTGTGTAGTAGTATCGGATCACATCTGCACCCAATACCATCACCGTTGGAACGCAAAGAATCAGGAACAGCACCGTCTTTGTCGAAATGTGCAGCCAGGTTATTGCATTGCCAATAAGCGGATATCCGCTAAGGTCGTGAATTGCATCCGTGGCACTGGCTTTTGATAGAATCCAAAGGATGCCACCAATACCGACAATCAATAGCATGTACTGCCAGAAACGCCACATAACATATTCAAGCGTTGGCTCCACCTTTACCCATTGCGCCCGGCGCTCGATGATACTTTGGCGCTTCATCATTGCCAGTTCGCTTGAATCCGGCAGGCTCTCAAAAAAGCCCTTTGTCGATGGCAGCGTTGGGACGCCAGCCTTTTCATCAACCGGAATTGCAGAAGCCTGCGCAGATCCTCCCTGCTTTTTGCGCATCGGCAAAACAACCTTGCCGTCTACCGTTATACCAACAAGCTTACCACTGTCATCCGCATCGGTGTAATTTGGAGCACTGGTAAGCAGTTCGTTGTATGTCTTTGTGCCGCCTCCCTGTCTTGTGTACACCCGGCCTGAAAAAACAAAATCAACCTCACCCGTTGGCGCATCCGTGGTGTAGCGCAAGTCTCCAAGGTATTCGCGTACCTGGATAGACTTTTGGGCAAACCCGGCGAATGGCAACACCATGCACAAAGCGAACACAGCGGCCCGGTTCAAAATCACACTGAGCGGGTTAACGCCGTCTTGAATTTTTGCAGTTGGCGCCCACATTTTGTACCGCTTCGCAAACTCATTGCAGTAGGCCACATAATCGCCCCAGCGTTCGCGGCCATACATTTGCTTTGCCGCTCGGGCTTCCTCAAAAGTGATTACATCACCCCCGTCATGCGGCGGGTTTGAGCGAAGGAATACATGGCCCTCGCTTGCTGTGCCGTCTCCAGATGTATGGATCGCTCCGTACTCCGAGCGAAACGGCATAACCAATACCCATGCCTCGCCCTCAATTGCGGCCTTTACACGGTTGTTGTAGTCCTGTGGGCTTTCGTCTTCGCTTTCAGAAAATACGGCAATGTCCGGGGCAATCGAAATTCCCGATGTGCTACCCGCGCCCAATTCTTTCATAGGCTGGAACCCTGATAGATCAATTGTCAAGCCTTTTTTAAATTGGCTCAAAGCAAACGCAACCAAGCAAGCAAGCGCCAACACGACAAGCGTGGTGTTCATCATTGCCGAAAAGGTTTGCAGCCAGCCGGCGGCAAATTCAGCGCCATCGGTAATGAGCAGTCCAATGTGGGTAACTACCACCGCGACGCATGCAAGCCCAACGGCTGGAATCCACCGAGCGTTACGGCTCAGGAATGCCAGGAAGTTCGCCACTGGTAGCTTTTCAGGCACCGGACATCCGGCGGCTGGAATCCACATGCCTGCGACCTTCACAAATGATGCTCCATTTAGAAACGTCTTGTAAAAGTACCCGTTGTGAAAGTACACCATGTGTTCTGGTTTTTCGTGCAATACGTATTGAACCGTTGCACTTTGGTCAAAATTTTGATTAGCGGTTTGCATGATTATCAGATAGTTATGAGTGCAATGGGTGCAATGCACCTTTTAGCACCTATTTTTTGAGTTTTGATAGGGCAGCCATGTCTTTCTTTATTTGGCGCTCACCAAATCCACGCCGCCCGCGTAGCTTTTGAATGATTTGCACCTGTGTTTTTCCCTGCTTCATCAATCGCTTTACCTCTCCAATCCGATCCGTGTTTACATTCCGGCTTTTGTGTTTGGTTTGCAGCGCTTTCAATTCCATCGGTGAAATGCTGGCATCCGGCGCTTGTCCGGGGCAAATGTCCCACGAAACGGAACTGCCAGACCATGTGCCTTGTACGTTAAGCAAATCTGTTGATGTGCTTCTTACAATCTGGTTCGGTTGTGCTTGCTTATGCTTTGTTCCGTATCTCATTTTTTCAAGCTCTTTATTAAAAGCAGCCCCTTTATTTGAGCTGCCAGGATGAATGCAGACACGCCAAGGGCCAAAATTATTGCCGTGTCCCGATGGTCTTTGTTGGTCAGCGTTGCCACCATATCCAGCAATTCAGACGGCTTTCCGGATACGATTGTCATTCCGTATGCCATTTCTGCCATCAGGGTTTTAAACACCTGCGCAGTATTGCAAAATGCCTCAAAAACCTGAAATACAAGGATACCAAGTATGTCCCATCCGGATACATTTGCCCGGCTCACTATCCACAAAATGCCCGTAATAGACACGGTTGCTGTGATGAGCAGGCTTGTTGTGTAGTCGCCTGAAAAAGCGCCGGACACGCTTACTGTGTTACGGATACTGGCAATGGTTGGAAGTAGGAACATAGCCCATGCTGCAAAGCCCTCAATGGTTACGGCTGCTTTAATTGACCCTGCAATTCCTTTGGCTTTTTCCGTGATAATAGTGGCTGCATCAATAGCCGGACTGCCAGCATCTTTACCATGTATTTCCACCTGCTTTGGTTCACGCTTTGCCCGTGGCTTTGGCTCCGGCTTTTCCTCAATAGGCTTCAGGTATTTTGCCTCCATCGATTCAAGCTCCGAAGGTGTAACGACGCGCCCAGATTCAAACGGGTAGCCAAACGTTCGCTTCCAAACCTTCTGGAAAGTACGCGGCTGTACTCCAAGGCGTACGCGAAAAGCGCCGCCTGTTTCTTGCGTACTATTCGCGGCCCCGTTCGCGGCCTCGTTTGGTGGCATTTGTTCGCTATTCGTTTGCATGACTGGAATATTCGCGTTCGCGTTGTTCGCGTTCGTTGGTTCAAAAGTCGCGTCCGTTTTTCACAATGCAAAATAAAAGTGAAAATAATTTCACAAATAATTTTAAGCCCTCTACATTTGTGCCATGCAATACGAAACAATGACGGCGCGTCAGGCTGTGATTCACTTTTCAAAAAACAAGTACCAAGGCATTTTACCATCTTTAAAGGACTTGGATATAAAAGAGTATAACCGGGTCAGGAAGATTGTACACGATGCGGTTGTTGGCCGGATCTCTGACAAGCGGGCAAAGATGCTACTGGAAAAATACGGCGGTGATACCTACCGGGTTGCCGTAAAGTTTGAGGTGGCGGTAGATAATGAAACTAAAATTGAAACTATATGAGCAACATAACCTACACCACTGCCTTAGCCTTAAAAAACGCGGGTATGCCTCAACCAGAACCAAAGGCCGGGCAATTTTGGTATAAGACAATTTTTGAAGGTGGAACTTCGCAACATATCGCTATTTGCATATTACTTGACTTTGGTGGTCAAATAGTAATGCAAGCGATAGCCCCAAGATGGGATTATCCCGGAAACTCAGGGTTTGATAAAGGTTCTGTTTACGCCCCTGATCTCGACTACATAGCCGCCATGCTTCCAGATGGCTACCGGCTTGAAATGTGGGATGGTCGGCATAGTTGCAAGTTTGATAATGGAGAAACGCAAATTTGGACGCAAGCAGATAGCTTTGTTGAAGCAGCTGCGTTGATGTACCTGGAATTGAATAAATAAAAAATGCCCCGATACTTTGCAGCGTCGGGGCATAACTCTACCTTTCCTGATTACGCACTTGCTAAATTCATGCCAATACCATACCTTTGGCACGGTTAAAAATTTAGTGTTTAGGGGTGGGCGTCCTTCTTTGCTCACCCCGCTTTAAATTCGGTTTCAAAATTGGTTTTTGGGGTCAATATGGCCGGGATGGTGCAAACCGTTCCGGCTTTTTTGTTGGCATAAAAAAGCCCCGTCCGAATTAACGAACAGGGCGCAGCATATAGATTCCAGTCATGATGCTAGGGAGGCCACAAAGATAGAGGTTTGTGTGGATTCCTACAAAAATTTAATCAGGCTGTCATCAACCTCAAACAGCCGCAACTTTCCGCTTATTTTCACGGGCTCAACCACGCTTATTTTCACGGGCTCAACCAGCCTCACGTTTTCAAGTTCCCAGGCAAATGCACCCGGATACCAATCGCAGCAGGCGTCATCCTCCATCGCCTTGCCGCATTTGAATGTCTGGATACCAACCAGATCAACCACGCACAACGCGCATCCATAGGCGCAAATAAGTGCCTTGTCTAAATAGTACCTGTCTTTTGCGGAATTATTCTGCAAACCAAGTATTTGACTTTTCATATCGTAAAAGTCAAACAGGCTATGCCCTTGCGTTCCCGTGCAAATGAGCAGCGGACCCCGGTAATCGGTTGACCATGTGCGGGTTTCAAATCGCTTTTGGCCCGATGCAATCAGGGCGGCGAACGGTTGTCTTGTTGATAGTGCTTTCATAAATTGCGTTGGTTGGTGGTGTTTTAATTTACCAGGGGCTTTCTTGCTCCTCATCATCATCGTCATCATTAACGTCTGCCAGTTCAGGCCGGATCAACGATCCCTTATTAACAAGCTCTTGAATCCGATTTGTAAAAATAGACTGCATATCCCAAACATCCAAAGGTTTTGCTTTGAGGTTCTTGGCAAAATCAACGGCATCTGTTTCGCTCAGTGGATTGATTGCATACACGGCATTGACAGCAATTATTTTGGTAAACGCCGGAAGGTCATCAACCGCTGGAACGTCAACGCGTAACATTGATTGATTGCCAAATTTATGCTCGGTTACTTTCCCGGCAATTTTGTTGTGGCCCATAAGTTCTACCAAGGCCCATGATTCAAATGTGTTTTCCAATTTTTTAATTTATTGCGCCTTTCGGCTGGTTAAAATTTTCCGGGGCTATATTGCTACAACCCCGGCTATTTACAATGTCAAAACCAAATATTTAACCTCCAATATCAAAAAGGTAACTTTTCGTTTTCATCGTTCGGTTTTCCATGCGCCGCCGTCTCAGCATCCTGGTAAGCCTTGCCAGCGTCGTTCATGTTTCGCGGTTCGCTTTCCGGTATCCGGTTATCTTCTCCACGCTCCTTTTTGTCAAGAACGCGGAATGAGTTGACCACAATGTCGGTAATGGACTTTTCCACCCCGTCCCGATCTGTGTACTTTCGGCTTTGGATTTTTCCCTCCACATACAGGGTGCTTCCTTTTTTTACAATCTCCTTTGCGCGTTCGGCTAAATCGCGCCACAAAATGAGGTTGTGCCACTCTGTTTGCGTTTGCCAGTTGCCATCCTTGTCCTTGTACGATTCGTTGGTTGCGAGGCTTACACGGGCAACTGTGGAGCCTGTTTCGAGTGTGCGAAATTCCGGGTCGTTCCCGGCGTGGCCGATTAGTGTTACTTTGTTGATCATGACTTATTTTGAGTTTTTAAATTTCGATGCCGCCAATAATCAGACGGTATCCGTATTTTTTCATTGAAATGATTTCGCC